AGGCAGCCGTTGGTGGAATTGTTGGTGGAATTGTGCAAAATTCAGGATGTGTTATAGCCTAATCGGAAAACGAATCCATCCTTTTCATACCAAATCGAGATCCGCATCGGCTAAAATGGCTCTTCTCGACGCATTCCTTCGTCAAAACAACGTTCCCGGCATCCAGCATGGCTCGAATCACCAGATTTGGTGGGTTCCAGTCAAGCTCTTCAACCAACTCCCAATTGAGAAGTGGGAGTTTAACCGCGACCCCGACACAGATCGGGTTGCGGAGATCCACGAACACATCCTGCGGGCTAAGCGTGCAGATGGGATCATCCACCTCGCAGATGTCAAGAACAAGATCGTCTGTTACGAGTCTAATCACCGCCGCGAGGCTCTGAAGGGCATCGAGGACTGCGCAGACATTCTGATTGACGTGATGTGGAACACGAACGACGAGGAACTCAAGGAGGAGTTCCGCCGTCTAAACAAGGCTGTATCGGTCGCAGAGCTGTATATCGCAGAGAAGCCGATTGACTTTGCCGAGTTGATTGCAGCTAGGGATTCATTCTGCAAGAAGTATGCTCTGCTGAAGTCAACCAGTCCGAATTCTCACCGCCCAGCCTTTGAGCAGAATTCTCTGCTCGATGACTTCGCCAGGATCACGAAGGAGAACAAGATCTCTGTCGCTGAGATGATGAAGCGCTTGGAGGCACTGAACGCCGAGATGGCGACCCGTGACCGCAAGAAGCTGAAGGAGAGTGTAATCGAAAAGTGCATCAAGTCCGGATGCTGGCTGTTCGCATGGGAGCGGCGGCTGAATGCGAAGGAGTTGTCGTAGAAAACGGATACAATGTTTACACAAAAAACCATTTTTACCGTCAAGATGCCGGACTTCACAACTACTTTCCATTCCCTGCTCGGAAATATCATCGAGCTCTCCGCGATTCTGATAGAGTCTACATTGCCCCCGCCGCCCAGTCAGCCAGGTCGTGCCCTCGACACAGCTATTGCGTCTACACAGATGGTTTCGGTTGATCTTATTCACAAGATAGGAATGCATGCCGGACTCAGTATGGACGAATATGTGGGCAGAGTTCACACATGGGAGGGTACTAATTTCCTCACCTTCAAGGCACGCGACAACTTCATGGGTAAGTCCATCTACACGCTCAATCTCAAGACCAGACGGCCAACGCAAACATCGCCGATTCAGAAGCACCTGAACGCCGAGCTCGAATTAGCACTGGTGCTTGCGTAGAAAACGGATACACGCCTAACCACCATCAATCTTTTCAATTGAGATGCCTCCGAAGAAGCAGCCTACCAAGACGGTTGTCGTTGAGCGTGTTGTCACGACCAAAGAGACCCGTGTTACGTATGAACCTAAGCCTAAGAAGAAGACGAGTGCGTGTCATCGATGCGGACGCACGAGCCATTGGATTGCCGACTGTTATGCCAAGACGGATAACGATGGAAACGACATCGAGTCAGACAATGATTAACCCTTTAACCCTCTCTCCTTCAATTCCCGTTTCTGAGCCCGCAGCTCAGCATTCAACGCACGTCGTGTAGGGTTCCGAAGCACACGGAACAGATGGTGATGCTCACGCAGATACTCGCCTTTTTTCATGCGGATAGTCTTGGCGGTCTTGCGCCGACCACTGCGGCCACCATCGGTCTTCAACTTCAGCTTACGTATATTTATGGGTTCCGGGTTACCCACGTCCTCTCCCCTCGTATACAGATCCGTACGATCGCCTGTTTCGTCCGGAAAGCCAACTGGTTTTGTATACTCATCGTCCGTGAATCCAAACTTGTTTTCGAAGCCATGTATCGGAGCGTCACTTTTGTTGTTTTCAAGCCTCCACTCCTTCGCCATAGCCGTGGCTATGAGTGCCTGTTTCGCTTCATCAAATGTTCGGTAGGTCTTCCCGTCGAGCACGTCATTGTTTACCAGGATGACGTATATATCGCCCATTGTTCATTCCCGAGATTACTTCAACGCACGTACGCTGAGGATATACAGGAACATGGCATTGACAACGCCCAGGATTAACGCAGGAGCCGACCGGAGGAACATGGCGAATCCACGCTTGGGCGACACGGCCATCACATACAGCTCAAACAGCACCACGAGGGCAGCCGACACAGCCACCAGCCAGAAGATGACATAGTAATATGTCTCAATCGTGTCGTTCGATACTTTCTTCGTTAAGTCGGACTCGGTTGCCATTTATTTATGACGGCGACGAGTTTTGCGTCGGAGGTCTCCATCGTGCTTGGGATTTCCATCGAGGAACGAATAGACCCGAGCCATTGCCCACTGTTCCTTGCTGAGCTTCTTGCTATACGGGGCATTCACGCCCTTCTTGAAGGTTCCCTTCATTCGCACCGAGGTGGGGTTCGTCTTGTACGCACCGATACCTCGGTCGTACACCTGTTGGAGAATGGGGCGGGGAATATGCGAAATCTTGGCCAACTCTCCAACCGAGTATCCGTGTTCAGGAAGGTTGTGTTTGCGGAGGAACCGGAGACGATGTGTGTTCCTGGCGGTCTTGCGACGGCCACCTCCCGCAGTGTCAAAGACCTCGTGTAACAGGGCAAGCTGTTCACTTGCATCCATCGTATCTTCTCCATCGTCCCCAGCATCTGTGAACACCGCGATGGTTTCCAACGCATCACGCAGGCGTGCGACGAACACAGGGTCATCCTTAAGTCCGCGACTCTTAATCGTCATTGCGAATTTTGGGTCACCAAGTTGGGAAGCGATAGCACTCGCCTCCGGAAACAGCGTTCTGGGATCCGGCTCCTTCAGTTTTGCCACCAGTCGTTCAGGTACAACCCTCTTCTTGTCCGTCGCCGCTTTCAGTTCGAGGAATTGCTGCTTCACATTGGGATACGGTGTAGAATATCCCCATTTTGTATACGTCGCCTTCGCAGCCTCTGTCAGTGGATATAAATAGATGAAAAACGCCCCGTCCCTCTTGGCGTCTTCGACCAATTTGGCATGGAGTGCCTGACCAATGCCCCTGTGCTCAGGAGATGGAATACGGGTCGCACTGATTTCGGAGAGATATACGTAGATACGACCAAACCGTTTCCTGGTTTCTGCCATTAACCAACCGACGATTGTGCCATCGGACTTCTGTGCGACGTAATGCCGAACGCGGATAACCGTCTTGTGACTCTTTTCACATCCGTGAATCCAAGGAAGAACGCGTGGGTCAAAAGGTCTCGGGTCGCCAGTTTGCTGACTGTCGGCCAACCTTGCCAGCTCCTTGATTTTGGCGAGGTCGGTGGCACAATCATACGCCGTGACCGTATATGCAGGTTCGCGTGCCGCAGGAACCTCGGCCATTATTAACCCCCTAGACAATCTCATACCTGCTCACATCATTGTACGGTCCAATGACCGTGTGCAGCTTCCCGTCCTTCTCGAACGTATGACGCGTGACGCCGCCACGCCACGGCCCATCTGGGTAATCGTCCTCCGTCTTCACGAACCGGCCGAGCAACTCACCTGTCTTCTTGTCCTTGTACTGCTTGGTGGGATCCATTTGGGTTGGTTAGCGAGGTGTAGGTAAATTACTGGCGAGTTGTGGGCGTAATGCGTCCTTTATCGTGTTCCCGTCCTTCTCGGCTCGTTCCCACTCACCAGACTCATAATCAATTGTCTGTGTGGGGGATCCGTTGATATAGTACAGCGTGATGCGTGAGCCGATTGGATATTTGGTTCCAAGCCACACACCATGTAGCCCCGAAAGTTCAATCATTCGCCCCGCGACGCGAACTACGTGCGACATTTTGTGTATAGACTCGCAGTATGTTAAAATGTCGGAGTACCGGTAACTTTCAGCATTGACACGTTACCCTATAAAATGGACAGCGTCGTAACCGCCGTGATTGACAAGTTCAAGCAGCGGTCGGAGTTTGGGAAGGCAAAGTATGGAACGGACCTTGACCGTAAGGACCTTTCCATTCTTGAGTGGATTATCCACGCTCAGGAGGAGCACATGGATGCTATTTTGTATTTGGAGAAGCTGAAGGTCGAGTTGCGGGCTCAGAACGTGCTTACCGTCACTTCGACGGCTTCGGGTCGTTAGACTGACCTGATGAACTGCCATTGCAAGTATTCGCATATTTTGGCCCAAATCGTGTCATGTGCGATTAACCTGTCCCTCGACTTTAACAGCGGAAAATAGGGTCGGTACTCATCAAGGTCCAGCAGCTCCATGAACTTGTACAGGATGTACGAGTACGATAGAAAGTTCGTGCGGTCATTCGGGCAGTACAGCAGGAACGGAGCCTGAATCTCCTGGAACATGGCTCGGATTTTCTCCTCAATCTCCGGCGTAATGGTGGGTGGAGGATTGCCGTTCAACCGCGAAAGAATGTGAGCCGCATGCTCATAGAACTTGGAGCGACCCAGCTTCTTCAGAATCTCACGAATCTCCTTCTCCGTCAAGTCGGCAATGTTCGCAATTCGCCGCTTCTTGATTTCCAGAACCACCTCGTTCATCACCTCCTCGGGAATCATGGTCGACTCCTTGGCCTGAAACTGGTTCAGAATCTCATTGAGGTGGTTAATCTTCTTGTATGCGTAATTGTTCCTTTCCTTGGGCGGGTCGCGAAAGGACGGAAAGTCGGACACGACCAGCGAATACTCCTCAGACCCGCACTTCGGACAGACCAGAATGCCCTCTGAGCTAATCTCCTCACGGGCCACGTTACACCCAACACAATGCTCCGTCATTTGCTGCATAGCCTCCGGGTTGTTGGCCAGCTTCATGCGGGACACATACTCGTCAAACATCCGCTTCTTGGACGCACCCACTGACTCGGATGGCACGCTTGCCGCAAAGAACTTCATGAACGTCGCCGCATCCTTGGGTGTCTGTGCGGGTTGAGCCGAGGCATCCGGACGATTGTAATAATCCATCAGGATGTCCATGTTCTTCAAGTAATAGTCCTCCAGTGGGTTCTTTTGGGCTAGTTCGGCTTCAATCTCGCGAATGCGGGCCTCCCACCCGGAACACGTGACAACATCGGCAATCTCGTTGGACGCACGCAAGGACTCGACCCGAGCACGTAAAGTGGCCAATTCGGTCTCCAGTGCGGTATCATGAGACTTCGCGTCCCGTAACCCATTCACAACGTCCTGATGGACAGAATCAAGCGTCCCCATTGACGTGGAGTCCGCTTCCCGTGTTTTCCGGACCCTGAACACGTCCATATAGTTCGTCTTCCACTTGTTTCATGAAAGCAGAATTGTCGCAGATGATCGGTCTCTGCTTCCGGACGGCTGACAGCAGTGTCCGGAAGTCGATGCCAAAGTTCTTGGATACAAACGTCAAGACCAAGAAGGCCGAGCGATTGACACCTGCCTTGCAATGGACAAAGACCGTTCCATTGGTTGACCGCAGAAAGAGCCGCATCCAATTCTCAAACTCGGGGTACCAATCTAAGATATTGACAGCCATGGAGTCGATGGCGTGGAGTTCCGCATAGTTTCCCTGATGTCTCGTTCTCCACCACACTGGACAATCGTTCGCAAACGCACAATTGACCACATGGGTAATGCCATATTTCGCAGTAAAGAGCGGAGTTAGCTGATGTCCAGCGCCGAGCAGGATACGGGGATAGACCCACGCCGGCGGACACTGCATTGTGTGGATCACACACTATCCGAGAAAGCTTGAGATAACGATGTTCACAAAGTGGGCAAGAACCACCGACGCACCGCTCAGCACCGCGGCACCCTGGTAGCTGACCACGCCATTGGACGTGTA